CATTCACGAGGCCCGCATGGTTGACGTAGGAACCCGCCTTCTGAACGTAGCAAGACACTACCGGAACCCCAGCGCCTGCTGGATACACGCCAACGATGATCTTCCCGTAGCCGCTCGTGTTCTCGTAGTCTGAGCCAAAGGCACGCTGCGTCGAGGTGTAGTATGTTTTCGAGAAAATCTCGACCGCTCCTCCTCCGGTCGAACCCGCGTTGCCTTGATCCCCTGTGGCGCCTGTTGGACCAATGGGTCCTGTGGGACCAACGGCACCAGTGTTGCCCGTAGGCCCAGGAACGGTCGAGGCTGCGCCCGTGGCTCCCGTGGGCCCTGTTGGTCCGGTGGGGCCGGTAGGGCCAATACCGCCTGTCAGGCCCGCGGGTCCGGTATCACCGCCAGGTCCAGTCGGGCCCGTGGGGCCCGTGGGGCCGGTGGCGCCGGTCGAGCCGGTCGAGCCGGTCGAGCCGGTCGAGCCGCCTGCACCAGTTGCGCCAGTTGCCCCGGTGGGCCCCGTTGGTCCAGGAACTCCTTGCTGGCCCGCCGACAGTTTGAGCGCCAATATTCCGAAGGCGTTTGGCGTAGCTCCGTTTATGGTCACCGTGTCGCTGTAGGTGCCAAGGGCCGTTACGGAAACCTCCGCGACGGCTTGCAGCCCGCCGGTGAGCACCTTGCAGTCCCACCCGCTCGTGTCCGTGATCGTGGCCAGGCCCGTGCCGCCCCCGATGGCGACGATCAGGTCCTTCGCGTTCGTCGGCACGATCGAAGCAGCCGGTCGCGTCGCCGTGCAATCCACGAAAAGGTCAAAGGCGTTCACGCCGTTGTATTCGGCCACCGTGAAGGCGAAGTCCCCGTTCAGCACTCCGTTGGGCTGCGTGACAGTGTTCGCACCAGCCTTGATGTTGAAGGCGGCCCAGACAGTCCCCTGAAAACCCACCGCGCCAGCGTTCATCGTGCCCAGGTTCACGTAAGTATTCCCCTGAGTGTCTGTCGGCAACGGGAAGGTCGGCCCGCCGGGGAAGAACATATTTACGTTCGCCATCGCTAAAATCATGTTGCCAGCTGAGTTATTAGAACCAAAGGCCACGGATTCTGGATTCCCGCTGCCACCCCCGGTATCCACGCTGGCCGATTGAATCAAGACCGCCTGAATGCCGGCACCTTGCGGTCCGGTGGGCCCGGTCGGGCCGGTCGGGCCCGTCGAGCCGCCGCCGCCGCCACCGCGTACCGTGAAGAAGTTCGCCCCGTCCGAGAAGATCAGCGCGCTCGAACCCGCCGCCAGCACCAGCGTTGCCGCTCCGTCGATCGTGCCCGCGGCCGGAGTGATGGTCACGGAGCCTGTGCCGATGTTCTCGACTCCGCACAGGAACTCCGCCCCCAGCGTCGCGGCGGCCGTCAGTAGCGCAGCCACGGTGGGCCCGTGCGAGAAAACGACCAGCTTGCCGCGGTCGCTCTCATCGATGGTGTATGTCGCTCCGGTCTGCGGGTTGACCGAGCCCCAGTTCGGGGACTCTGCCGAGACATTCCGCGGATTCGAAGCGTCGGCTTGCCAGTTGACGTTTCGGCTCCCTGTCGTCGCGGCCGGGGTCGCGTCGTTGAGATTGATTAGTGGATTAACCGTTGGCATCGCGCTCTCGTTAAGCTCCGTTAATCAGAAACCCCGTCGGAAGTGGAAAACCCCCAGGAATCACATTGCTGCCCCCGCCCGCGGGTAATGCCTGGATGGCTCCGATGAAGACGTAACCGGCCAGGCCGATCTTCGCTTGCGATGTTTCGCAGTAAGCCGTCAGAGGACTCGCGCTGCCCGCATCTCCTATATAACCGGCGTCCGCCACAGTAATGTAGTAAGTCGTTGGCGCTCCCGGCGCCGAGATCGTGAAGGTGCGCGCCTGATAGCTCGCCGTGTTGGTCGGGAAAGCCTCCGCCACGGCCGCCATGTGGATCGTCGTCGGGGTTGGGTTCGTCAACGCGCTCGCCGGCGTCTGCGTGTAGGTCAAGGCGTTCAGATTTGCCGAATTGCCCGAGCCGGTCGGCGTGTAGTTATAAGCCACGGCATCGGAGAGGGATTGGATGCCGCCGCCGAAGGTATTGAACGAGGGGAACTTGAACTTCAGGGCCTTCCCGATCCAGTTGGGATCCATGGAGATTTTCAGGATCCCGTCCGGGGCGCCCAGGAAGGCGAAGCGTGAACCCAGAGGGTGGTCCACGCCCGCCGCTCCGGGTGCACCGAAGACGGCTCGCCGCAGTTTGTTCGTGCCTCCGCCGGTGGCCGTCAGGGTGTAGTTGTAAGTTGAGGTCAGCGTCCACAGAGCGTACGCCATCAATTCGTAAGGAATCAGCGCCGTGCCCCCGGCCATCCAGCACGGATAGGTGAAGTTGTCCTCGTCCGACACCGCATAGTTGTCGAGCGTGCCAAGCGATTCGGTAAGATCGAGCGGAAGATCATTCGTCGTGTCAGGATCCGCCGCTGCGGGCCAATCGAGCGTCGAAACGCCCGTCGTTGCGTTCCCTTGGCAGACGCCGAGCAGCTTGTAGGATGCCCCGCCGTCCGTCGAGACATAGACCTGGCAGCCGCCATAGCTGGCGTTTGGCGAGGAGACGACGCACCATATCTGGTTGAGATTGTTCGACAGGCGGGCCACAGGCTCGAAGATCACCGGCGTGTTGACGTTGCCGGCGCTGGCGTCCGTGGTAGGCGAATAGGGGCTGGGAGCGATGATGGTGATCGCCTGCGGCGCATGAATGCCATAGACGAAGGGCTCCGCCTCGCAATCGATTTCCGTTTGATCGTTCTGCTCCGCCTTCGTCAGCCGCACTGGCAGCAGATTGATGTTCATGAGCGGGTCGGTGATCGTGATCAGATCCATGGCTTCGAGCAACTGCCAGCGTGCGTTCAGGGTGAACTTGTAAAGCAGATTCTCAACGTAGCCCTGCCGCCGCACGGCGATGCGCAGCAGCGCGCGCGCCACGGCGACATCCTGCACGGCGTTGTTCACTATCGGATCGCCCTTGCGCACGCCGTAAAGCGCGATCCCCGCCGCGTCCGGCTCCGCCGTCGTGCCCTGCCCATAGTCCGAGCTGCGGATGATGTGCTGCATCTGCAAGACCGTGTTGACGTCGGTTCGCGCCGCGCGCACCACGGAGATTGGAGTTTCGCCGCTTGCGGCGATGAAGTCCCCGTTTTCCGTCGAAAGGTTCGCCACGGGCCCCGACGCGGTTGGCGAGTAATAAATCCCTCCGTTTGCCGCCGCCGACACTTCGCTACGCGGAACGAGCTTAAGCTTGAAGCCGGACCATACGGGTGCGCAGTTTGCGGCCTGGCAAAGCGTGTCGATCCAGTCGCGGGCTGCCTGCTGCGAGTCCATGGTGAGCGATCCCCACAATCCTCCGACCCGGCATTGCTGGCGCGTCAGGTCGAGCATCGTGCGGTCGATGATATCCGGCAGGGCCTTCGCGTAGGTCGGCGGAACCGTGGCCTTGAACGCGATTAAAATCAGCATCGAGTGGATATCCGCCATGGCGTTCGGCCATTGGAAGGCATAGGTTCCGGGCGTCGTCACGGTGCGCTGCTGCACCATCGGACAGGAATAGCCGCAAGTGTATTGCTGATCGAGGATGCTGGCGATCACCGGCCACAGGCTCGGCAAGCTGATCACGGGCGCTGACTGGAGAGAGACTGAGAAGATCAAGCCGACCTTCCCGGGATCGTTTGTTGTGGTCAGGGACACCGCAGGCTGCGCTCCCGAGGCTGAGGCCACGGCATCAAATGTGTCCACCCCGGCTATCTCCATCAGTGCGGTCCATGAATCGCCTTTTCCTCCCCCCCCGATTATTGGGTCTATCGTCACGCTGTTCGCTCCAGCCAGGCAGTTTTCGCAGTACCATACGGACATCGATCCCATGTCCGACCCGGAGGGAGCAACGTTTACAGCCAGAGTCCACCCGGCATTGCCAAGCGAGTCCGAAACGCTTGTCACGTCCCCCCCATAGCAGTTGGCAACGAGCAGGAGCAGATTCCCGGCAGTGTTGGGCTGATCGAAGTCGTAAGTCTTCGAGGCCAGATTCCGGCTGTCAAATATCAGCTTCTTTTGGATGGCCCCCGGGAAGTCGTAACAGTTGACGCCGCGCTGCACCGGCGAGACTCCGGTCGCTCCGCCGATGGCCGCCTGACTCTGCCCGGACTTTATGATATCCGCAATCATATCGACGAAGTCCCCGTCGCCGGAGGGGTAGATGCCCCACTTGCCAAGTATCTCGCTCTTGATGAGCGGCAGCGCCCCGGCGCCGCCCAGGTCGATGTTCGGAGAGCCTGCGCCTGCATACCATGGATATTGAATCTGCTCGCTGGAATAACCCGCGTATTCATCTCCCGAGCCCAGGACGTTTTCAAACGATAGGCGCAGCTTCGCCGCCGGCAACTGATAACTGGTCGTTGAATTGGTACGGGCATAATAAACCTTCATCGAGCCGATCCCAGGGACGCTGCTTGTGTAGAGTGCCGGGTCGATGTAGAACGTGTTGCCGTAGCTGGGCTGCCAGCGATAGACGAATGGCCAGGATCGGTATCCCATGCCGTCCACGGGATCCGGGCCGGCCTGCAACTCGTTCCAGAGCGGCACCCACAGATACGGATCGGGGGAAACATTGGGGCTTCCCCCATAGTCGTTGAACCCGATGTAGCCATAGACCCTGACCGTCACGGCGATCAAGGCCACGAAATTCGCATCCGCGATCGTGTAGGATGCAGGAGTCCCGCCATAGTCCACCTCGACGAAATCCAATCCGTACTTCGTCGAGTTCGCCCACACCTGAAGTATCTCCATGACCGGATTATGTCCGATCAGGAAATCTACGTTCTCAACGTAATTGGCCTGGCCTTTCTTGCCCCCTTTTTTGCCCTTCTTGCCGCCCGGACCCTGGCGCAGATTAGCCGCCCAGATCGCCAGGAACGGCGAGCGCGTCATCCCATAGATAACCGGGATGGTCAGGCCGTAGGTCGATGCCTGAAGCATCGTGCCGAGGGCCGTGGGCCGCGTGCTCGCCTGATTCTTTCCGCCAAACATCAATCGCTCCAGGGCGTGAAGATCGCCATCTCCGTGTGCACCGTCAACGCGTGCCGCAGCAGGTTCACCTCGCTTACTTTCGGGTCGAAGGCGTGAACGCCGTAGGGCCAACCCGTCACGATCGCGCCGTGGTTGTAGATCCGACTGCGCGCCACCTTGAACAGAACCAGGTCGCCGGGTCTCGTTTCGGGTGTCCCGCGGCAGATCGTCTCGACCACCTGGCGGGCGTGCTTCAGAAGCGCGTACTTGTATCGCTCTTCCGAGGCATGATGGAACCAATCGTGGGAATAAACCGACAAAGGCTCCCGCTCAGAAGCGCCGATTTCAATCAGGTACTCGGCGAGCAAGGTCGCACAGTCCACCCCCGCTCCCTTGAGGTGGCCGCCGAGCACATACGGCGTCCCGCAAAAACTGCGGGCCACCGCGACGGCTTGTTCTCGCGTCATCATTTCAGGCCGCTGTTTCTGGAGAAGGTACATACATGAATCCGTAGTAGTCTCCGTCGCTCGCGTCAATTGGGCTCTGCGCGCTCACATAGAACTTGTCGCCGATCGTCGGAACCCAGGGAAACGGCGAGAAGACTTGAAACCGGTTGAACTGGTGCCCACCATTTGTATAGTTCGAGTTTTTCGCGACGACGCTGAAGAGCTTCGCCAGCGTGGCGTCGCCGGCGAAGACAAGATAGCCATCGTCGAAAACATCGTTCGTGAAGATGTGGCTTGGCGTGCTCGTGCAGTCGGCATTGATGACGGTCGCCGTGCTCGTGTCGGCCACGACGAACTCCGGGATCGAGGAGAAGCCCGCGGGCGGCGTCCCCCCGATGTAGCTGGCCAGGGAATTCGTCACTTCGATCACGCCCTGCGGCACCTTCTCGTCAAGCACATAGAGGTAGCTCTGCACGTTGAACTTGATCTCGCCGCGCGTGGGCTGTGTCGTGCCGATCACTCCCCCGAACAACTCGTATGCCCCCCAGGTGTTCGCATCCCCGGGCGTCGGCATGAGGCAGCGCCACAGGCGGAAGCGCCGGTTGTCGTAGAACCCCAGGCGGGCTAACTCGTAAGGGCTCGTGGTCGGGATCGAGGACGTGAAGGTTTGATTTGCGGGCGCCCAGGAAACATCAAGCTTCTTCGAATCCAGGCCGATGTCGCTTGTGATCGAGCCGCGCTTGACGACGGCCGGCAGGAACGTTCCCCACAAGGACCAGAGGAGCGGCGATTCCCAGTTCGAGAGCCAAAGGGCCTGCGGATCGTCCACTTCGCCGACGAGATAGAGATCCGCCTGCCAAATTTGATTGTTGGCTTTGAGCGCGGCAAGAACCGTTGCCGTGGTGTCTGCGCCCGTTCCATTTCTGCATGTGCGCATCAGACAGTCGGCGGGCGATCGGAGACGAGCGTGATGGCTCCGGCGCCGCCTTTCCCTTCCGACCCGCCCACGGTCCACATGTCGCTCACGAACTTCTCGAAGTCGATGGCGTCCGTCTCGAAGCGCACGCGGAAATAGAACTTGAACGCGGCGGTGACGGGCGCGGTCGGCACATAGCCCGCAGTCCACGCGATGTACTGCCCCATGTACGAGGCTCCTGGGATGGCGAGGCCCGGAACCGTCGACAGCGTGCCGGCATAGTACCCCGTGAGCAGGACGCCGTTGCCGTAGAGCGTGACCGCGCCGTTCAGGTCGGTGACGTCCTCCGCGAAGCCGCCCAGGTTCCTTTGCAGCGGCGAATACCACAGGCCGGTCGAGGTGTCCTCGACGAGCGGAAGCTGCGCGAAGAGATTCGGCAGCGACGTGTATCCGGAGCCCTGGTCGTCCCAGCGCAATTGCGGCGAGCTGGGGCCTTCCGACACATGCCCCCCGGAGGTCGAGAATGCGGGCGCGCTGCTGCCGGAGATCCCGGCCACGGTCGCCTTCTGCCAATGCGTCGCGACGAGCACGCCCGCATCAACCGGATAATATGTGCCCGCTTTCCAGCCCGCCGCCGTGATGCCGGGCTCGACCGAGTCGTCGTCCGGATCGTCGAACAGGAACGCGGCCTGCTGGCCGTACTTGTCCATGAAAAAGCCCATAAGGGCTTGCAGGTCGGTCCAGGGCGCGTTGCCGCTCGCGATGTTGGCGGGGTCGTTTAACAGCACCTCGTAGTTCAGCGTCCAGCGCCAGTACGGGTTGCGGGTCTGCGCGATGCGGGTGCAGTAGAAGTTCGGCGCGTCCTGCACGATGGTGTTGAACAGCGGCCGCTTGATCACCGTGAAAGCCAAGCCGCGGATCGCGCTTGAGGCCGAACTTCCCGGATAGACTTGTAGACTCATGCGCCCAGCTCCCCGCGCCGCTGCGCCTGCCGGATCATCGGGACCAGTTGCGTTTCAAGGACTTCCTTCGCATCAGGCCCGTTATGGTGGAGGTTGAACGTCGTGTGATGATGAACGGTGCGCCCGCCGCCGATAGGACCGCCGGCCGCCATCGAGCGGAAGGCCGTCGAGACTTCCGGGGGCATAGCGATCTCGCCTTGATGAAGCATGGCGAGACCAGTCTTCTGCGCTAACCCGCCCTCATCCATTGACCCGCCGTATGCCATTACCGTCGTAAAGGCCGCAGCCGCAGCAGCGGGCGCCAGAATCCAGCCGATGTACGGAATCTTCGCGACATTGTGGAAGGTGGCCGCAGCGGCTCCCGCAGCTTCCGTGACAACGTCTTCCTTGGCCATCGCCTTCTGTTCAATGGCCGCCTTCAACCTTTGCTCCATGGCTTTCAGTAAATTCTCAATGACAGCCGAGGCAACCTCCTCCTCCACTTTCACGACCGCCTGCCCGAATGATTGGTAGCCGATAATCCAGGAGGTGAGGGCGCCGTTCACGACGCTCTGCATGCGGAGATAGGCTTGGCGCGTGCTCTTCTCGACCGTATCTTCCACCTTGCCGAGCTTCGCGGCATATTCCAGATCAAGCTCTTTCTTTTTGTCGAGGAGTTGCTGATAGGCCAGCTCATCCTCGCGATAAATCGTCTTGGCATAGGTGAGTTGCGCCTCCATAACGCGATTCTGCTCGCCGTACCAGGCTTCGATGTTGCTGCGCTCAGTATCAGCCCACGTCTTGAGTCCCTCTCTGTGCATTGCCAGCTTTCGGGCGTTCCCGGCTTCCTCAAAGGTTAGCGTGCGATTCATAATCATCTCGGCCATCGAGACGCGCTCCGCGTCCATCCGCAGATTCTCTTCCTGGCCGCGCCGCTCATCATCGAACCCCTGAGCGATTTCCTTGTTCTTCTGCTCCCAAAGAGCCCGGAACGCCGCCTCGACGCTCTGGGTGTCCGCAATCTCGCGCTTGGCCCCTTCCGCGCTGATCGAGTCCAGCTTGGTCTGGTGCTTGATGGCCAGCGCCTCGATCTCGGCGTTTATGGTCGCAGCTTCCGCCGCGCCGCTCTTGCCGTGCAGCGCCGCCTCCTGCACTGCCAGTTCCTTCTTGCGGTTGAGCGCGATGACGGCGACCGCGTACATCTCGTCTTCTGCCGTGCGCTCCGCGGCGATCAGCTTCGGCCACTTATCCTTGTCGATCTCGACTTCTTCCCGGGCCAGGGCGAGCTGCTGCGCGATGATGGCGTCGGCCACGTTCTTGTGGGCATCAACCTCGGCCTTGGCCAGCGCGCCCGCCTCCCCTTCCCCTTTTATCTCTGCCTTCTTTCCCACGCCTTCCCGCTCGACGCGATACTTTTCGTTGAGCAGCGCGATCTGGCGCTCCGTCAGCTTGCCCTCGCTGCTCAGGGCGTACTCGTCGGCGTTTTGCTTGACTCGTATTAGCTCGGTTTGCAGCCGGGTCAGCTCTGCGCCCTTGGCGCCGATCATCTGGAGTTGAATTTCCGCTTCCTGCTGCTTGTAGGCGTCTTCATGGGCTTTCCGTTGCAGTTCCGCTTGCGTGGTGAGCTGGGCGATCTGCGCGGTGCTCGCCTTCGTCGCCGCATCGGCCGACAAGCCAAAGGCTGCTTTCAGCGCGCTGACCGTCTCGAGCACGCCCTTGAGCGGGCCCCACCAGTCTGACGTCGCCTCCGCCGAGTCCTTGAACCCCTTGACGAGCCGCTCGGAAAACGTCTCCCGCGCCAGGATGCCCAGGGTCGCCACGGACTGCGCGAGGTTCAGCGTGGACTGCTCCAGGGTTTTCGCGTGCTCGAACGCCTCGTCGGAACCTTTAACGGCTTCCTTGAACGCGGCTTTCTGCGCCTCTCCATAACCCATGATCGCGTCGGATGCCTTGCCGATCGCGGCGGGAATTTTGGAAAGCCACTCGACCACTCCGATGATGGCGACGGGTATGAAAGCCGCGGCCATGATGCCGGCCACAGGCCCGATGCTTGTCAGGAAGGAGCGCACGAAGCGCGGCAGCGCGACGCCCATCTCCTGTCCCATCCCCATCATTGCCATGCGCGCCTGCGTGCTGGAGGCGGCCGCACGGCCCATGGCTGGAGGGATGGTGTCCACTGCGGGCGGGAGTTTGGCGATTTCGGGCACGGCAAGAGCGAAGCCCTGGCCGAATGCCAATGACGCCTGCGCGGGGCCGGCAAACGACATGGTCATCTGCTGGCAGGTGCCTTCCGTCTTTGCGGCAAGGGTATCCAACCCCGGCAGGATTTGCCCCAGGTTGATGACTGCCCCGACTTCAAGGATATCTGTCGCCATTTCAGTTCATGCCCCGCTTGGTCTTCTCCGCCTCCGCCCAGGCGATAGCCTCGCGAAGCTGCGGCGGTATTCCTGAGACGCCCGGCATCACGGCTTGCAGGGCCGAGAATCTCCGCAGCGCCTCTTGTTCGTTCGGCGGCTCCCACCCCGCCGCATCCCTCTCCTTGCCCAGCGCCATGCGCAGCGCCGGCGTGCGCCCCAGGAAGTCCATCAGCTCGAGCGCGCGGCACAAGCTCAGGTCGTCGAGGTATTCGTAGGTCCAGCCGGTGCGGGTGATGATGGTTCCGTAGAGGTCGGCCCAGTTGACGACGGCTGAGCCGCTTCCCCGACCGGCCCGGACCCCGGGCCCGTGAGCCCCGACTGCCCGGACACGACCAGCAGGAGCTTGCGCATGTTGTTCATGTCCACCAGATCGTCCACCTCGTCGAACGTCATGGACGGATAGTTCCGCGAGAGCGCCGCGTGAATCACTTCCACGGCGTCATGCTGTTTGTCCGGCAGGCTGTCTTCCGTGATGCCCTTGTTCAATCCCCGGATTTTCTCCCATAGCTGGCGAGTCTGTTTCACCGAGAGCGACGGCAGCATGTACTCCCGGCCGCCCAGGCGAACCTTCTCACCGTCAAACCGTGGCTTTAGGTTTGCAATTTCATTCACACTTCTTGCCCTCCTTGCTTTATAATTAATGGAATATGAATAGAGTAACATTTATAGATGGCATCGCCAAAATTCAGTTGCAGAGAGGATTGTTCACCATCTGTGACAGGATAGATTACAGCTTGGTGAAATCCTATCATTGGTGCGGTGTGAAAATCTGTGGCAATTGGTACGCAGTAACGCGCATACATGGGACCACGGTCTATCTGCATCGCTTGCTTCTCGCGGTCTCCAGAGGGATGGAGACTGATCACCACGATGGAAACGGTCTTAATAACCGCAGGCTTAATCTTCGTGAAGCCTCGCATTCCCAGAATCAACGCAACAGAAAGAAGAAAAATCCAAGCCGTTCGAGATTTATCGGAGTTAGTTATCATAGGCCAAAGAATCACAGGAAGCCGAAGTGGAGAGTTCGAATTTTGTTGAACGGAACCTATAAACATGTTGGCCTCTATGATTCCGAGGAGGAGGCGGCCCGAGCCCGGGATGCAGCCGCCCTCCTCCGAGATCCTGTCTTTGCGAGACTCAATTTCCCAACCAGCTAACCGTTAATACGAGTCCATCATGAGCAGGCCCAGATTGTTCGACGCGTCGGCGTTGGCGCTGCCGTCGAAATCCGCGATCCAGAAATCCTCGAGCTTCGTCGGGATGTTGATCGAGCCCAGCGTGACATCGTTCAACTGCAGAGCCATGTACTTGCTCCGGAAACGGTTGTAGAGCAGCATCTCGATTTCCGGCGCATAGCCCATCAGTTGGTTCGCGATGGTGATCGTCGCGCCTGAGTTGACCGCGTAGGTGTAGCTGATCTTCACGGCCCGCGCGGCCGTCCCGTCGGCGCCCGAGAAGCTGTAAATCCCGGTCGTGACGTTGGGATAGTACTGCCCGGCCACCGTCACCGCCGCCGTGTTCGGCATGCAGGAGAATGGCTGGCCGGTCGTGGCGTCGATGACGCCCCAGTCCGCGATGGGGCCAGCGTTCGTCACCGTCACCGTGTTGGTGTTGGCGACCGTGTGGGGGTCGCCGTCCACGATCAGCGAATACCCGGCCGCGCTGCTCTGCGCGAAATAGAGTTGGTTGAGCATGGCCGGATCGAAGACGGCCAGCTTGCCTTTGAGCGTGCAGTCCAGCTTGCCGCGCGCCGTGGCGACGGCGAGCTGATATTGGCCGTAGAGCTTCTTCAGATCGGCCTTGAAGTCCACCGTGACCTCTTGCAGCACCCCGAACTTGAACGGGCTCGGGTTCGTGGGCTGGTTGCCGGCCACGGGCTTCGCAAATAACACTCCGCTTCCGAATTCGATAATCATGTTTGTCCTCTCTCCTTGTACCGGGGCCGGGTCCGGTCCTTGATCTCAGTTCACGGGGCCTGCGAGCATGTAGATTGGCACCGTGATCAAAATCTGCTCGCTCGTGACGTCCGGCAAAACCTCGCCGTCGATCCAAGCGTGAACCACGAGACCTCCAAGCGTCTGTTTCTGGTAAGGGGGCGTGGTCTCGAAAGCCTTCCTGATCCCCCAAATCAACGAGTTCGCGGTCGTGACCGAGAGCGGGCTTTGGTTCGGCGCAGCCGTTCCCTCGGCGCGCACATAGAGCGCCGCGATCGCCGTGAACGTCCACTTCGCCGGTCCGAAGACTTCCTTCTGCTCGACGCGCATCGGGCCCTCGACCAGCACGAGCGCTGGCATGTCGGCTGGCGCCACCTGGTCCGGGACCATGAAGGCCCGCATCGCCGTCTTGAGCGTGATGCCCGCCGCGAACGTCGCCCCTTGCAGGAGCGCGAAGAGCGCCGCGTAAACTTGCTCGAGATATGTCAGATCGTCGAACGCCGTCGCCGTCATCGCAAGGCTCCTGCTGCCGTCTCATAAACCCGCTGGATGATTCGCCCTCGCAGCTCGAGAAGCGAGCTCTCCATGAAGGAGCGTTTCGGAAGCGGCGGATGAATTACATGCCGCACTACGATGCCGCCAGCCGCTGCGAAGGCTCCGAACTTATTTGCCCGTAGCGAGCCACCCAGCATGCCGTGCCGATGATAGAGTTTTGTCATTGCCGTCCGTCCGAAACTCAAGCCCGCCGCTCCTTTTCCGAAGAACGCCAGGGCTTTCTTACCGCTCCTGAAAATCCCATCTTTCGGGATTTCATACTCTTTTTCCCCACCCTCCTCATGCACGACCGCCCACCAGAGAAGGCCGCCGCCCGCCTGCACGCTGCCCGAGATGGAACTCCCGGCCACGACGGTGGGGGTTTGGCGTACAGAGGCAAGCAAGCTGCCGCCACCGCCATGAGACTTCAGAACCTCTCCCGACAGCTTGCGATGAATCACCATTTGAAGATCCCGCATCAACTCGTTCAGCGTTCGCTTCTCAGCGGCGATAAGCTTCGGCCCTCGCGCCCGAAGCGCCATCGCCACGCGCCGATCTGTCCCGTCAAACGTGATCCTGATCACCGGATCGCCTTCCTCTGGTAATACTCGAACACCTTCAAATATTCGGGCGGTGCATCCCAATCCCTGTACGTCGTGGTTGCCGAACCGCCTTGGGTTGTCACGCCGCGGGATTTCTGGTCTTGCCAGCCCTTGCGCTTGTAGTTCAAGGCCACGACGCAGCGCACGGCGTATTCCAGATTGAAGGGCGCCTGGTTGATCTGGTAGCTCGCCGCGACAAGTTGGCCCTCGTCGGCCGCGCTGAAAACGTAGAGCCCGTTCGACACGGCGTATTCCCCGATCCCGGACCCGCTCGACACCTTGGCGAAGACGTTCAAGGACGGATAGTAAGTCACGCCAGCGTCGGCCACCCAGGGCGCGGCTTCCAAGCTGATCGTCCCCGCCGTCACGTTCTCAACATCGTTCTGCACCAAGACTGGAAGGTAGCCCGCGCTGTAAACGACCTCGATGTTGCCCTGGCCGCGCAGGAACACGGGCCCGCGCTCGCGATAGGTTAGGGGCGTCGGGTAAGGGAAGGTCGAGTAGTTGCCTACGCCGCCGCGCAGCCCGATGGACTTCTTGGACTGCTCGATGTAGTAGCCCCAAACATTCGCGGCCGATGACGCGGGGATGCCCGCCGCGTTCATCGTCACGCTGGCCACGTTCAGGATCGGGTAGTTGTTCAGCATGAGGCGCGCGTTGCCGTTGCCATCGTAAACGTCGTCATGGGTGGCGACGGAGTTTAGCGACGCCTGCCCCGTGAAACCAAGCAGCCATTGCGAGAAGGCCGTGATAGCCCCCTGGATCTCGGCGTCGGCGGCGCTCGACTGCACCTCGGCCCGGCTCTTGACCGCGTTCAAGGTCGTAAGGTCGATCGCGTTAGGGCCCATTTCGGTTCTACCTCTCTCTCGGGGTTACGGGACGACCGTCGTCTCGCCGCCGACCGTCCCGCCCGCCCTCCTGGATCGTCCACCCGGTCAAGGGACGTGTCCCGAAGCCTTTACAAATCTCCCGCCAGCGCGGCCACGGCCGGCATGTCGGCGATGAACTTGTACGTTCCCATGTGCGATGTCCGCATCCAGGGCATCATCCACACCTTGAAGCCGATGGCCTTCGCGTCTGTGCAAAAGAAATAATCTTCCGAGTCGTATTCATGCGTGTCCGGGTTGACGCCTACCCTGAAGAAGTCATGGATTGGCCCCGGCAGCGCGTTCGCGTCCGACCGCGACTCGTACCAGCGATCAGGATAAGCCTCCCGGAACTTCTCGAAGACGTTGCGGCGGATCATCATGAGGCCCGTGCCCATGGTCTGCATGTCCTGCAGCTCGCCGAGCTTGATCTCACGGCGGCCGGTAAACGGCGCGTAATTGAAAACGAAGTCCGCGGAGATGCGGGCCATCTCGTCCGGCGTGAAGTGGCGGCCGTTCTTGCGGAGCGCCCGCTCGATCCGCTGCCAGTTAATCGACTTCTTCGCGCACGGAGCCGCGATGATGTCGAGGTCCATCTCCAGCATCGACAGAACGTCTTCAGCCTGGAATCCGATGTCCGCATCCACGAACAGCGCGTGCGTCTCTTCATGGTTCTTCAGATACTCGTCCACCAGCCGGTTGCGCCCGCGCGTGATCAGCGACTCGTTGTAGGTGAACGTGTAGCTGAACTTCACCCCGTGGTGCATCATCATCATCACGAGACGCATGAACGACTCGAACCAGTTGACCGTGCCCATGCCGCCGTACATCGGCACGAGGATGTTAAGCGACTTGTCTTTCAGACTCATTCCCCAGATCCTTTCTGAAAGTAATGCTCGATCAGCGCCCGCTCCTGGCCGAGCGTATAGACGGACTCCACGG